TCAGCTGGCGATGGTCATGCCCGAGTGTTTTTCAAGGCAGTAGGCCCGCAGCGCCGCGTGGATCGCGTTTTCCGCTTCCGTGTCCACGCCGGGGAATACCCAGATTTCCTCGACATAGCCGTCAGCCGGTGTCGAGAAGCTGGCCCCGGCGTCCGTGCGGATGGAACCGATCCGGAACCGCTGACCGCCCAGCACGGCCCCACAATTGGGCGTGCCGGACAAGGTCTGCTTGACACCGTTGATGTAGATGCCTGCCGCCGCGAGGCCGGTGAACTCGACCACCAGCAGCATCAGGGCGTCAGGGATCACGTCGTCGACCGTCTGCGCCAACGCCGCCGGGTTGCGGCGGCTGTAGGCCGAGACTGCTTCGGTTCCGCCCGAGAAGCCCACCGCCATCTGGTTCGTGCCTGAACCCAGATCGTCGGCAGACAGGATGAATCCGCCGGACGCGGGCGGCTGCTGCATCAGGAACGCGACGGTCATCTGCGCGGACTGATCCACGGCGACGGACGGCAGCACGGCGTTGGCCGAGGACAGCAGCGTGCCCATCGCGTTCGCGGCGGCGACCGGATCGTCCTGTCCCAAGGTCACCATGCCATCGGACCCTGTGCCGCGCCGCATGCGGTTCGCGTTGGTCGTGTCCTCGGGATGGCGCAGCAGGTACTGCGGCTCGCCGTCGAGGCCGGGCAGCCAGCCCACCACGTCCTGCACGAAGCCGTCGCCGCCAAGCCGCGCGGCACGGGCCGAGAACCAGCTCTTGTTCTTCGCGCGCCAGGCAGGCTGGTAGAGCAGATCGAGCAGGCCGCGCTCCGCTGCGGTGTTCAGGGTCGGCGCGCCGGCGGGCGCGGACACGAGGGCGTTCTTGACGGTCTGTTGAAGGATGCGCTTCACGGTCATTGCAATGGTCCTTTAGGCTGGTACGGCTTGGCCGGGGTTGGTGGTGTATCTCAGGACGGTGTCGGCCACCGCGGCGGCGGCGTCTTCCTCGTCCACAAGGCAGGTGATCAGTTCGTTCCAGGTCGTGCTGCCGGGCGTGCCCACGGCGACCTCGCCACCGGTCTGGCCGATGTATGTCCTCGACCTTCCTCGGTCGTAGGCAACCAGGAACTTGCCCCGGTACCGACCCAAAGTATCCCGCAGGAACACAACGGACGGATAAGTGCTCAGGGGCCGGTCGCGTTCTTCCAGCAGCACCGGCGGCAGCCAGTGGCTGTCCTGGCCCGCGCTGCCCTTGTAGCTGACCATGACGGACATCCGCAGGCGCGCGCCGTTGTTGTTGAAAGCCCAGACCAGCCGACCGGACGGGCTGCGGCACAGCACGGTTTTTGAGCGGGTGCTTTCCAGTTCGCGTTCGACATAGGCGTCTTCTTCCTCGGTCCAGGACAGTCCGCCGTCGTAGGATCGCCGCTCCATCGCCTTGGCGTCCGCGCGGAACACCATCATCAGTTCGTCGCCGCCGACCGGCACCGCCGTGGGTTCGGGAAAGTCTTCTTCTGCGCTGTCGAGCATCGCCGGGACTTCGCTGATCACCTCGGAATAGGCGCGCAGGCCGGTCACCGTGCCCTGGGTGCGGGTCTCGTGGATGCGCAGGCGGCAGTAGCGAGGGATCTTGTCCTTGTCGCGCGGGAAGGTCGTGGCGGGGAACCCGGACATGAAGTACCGATGCTCTGTGCCCATCACATGGCCCTGGAACACGAAGCCATAGCCAAAGAAGGTCTGCGGCCCGAATACAAAGGTGCTGTCGACCTCGCCGTCGAGGTCGGCAGCCTCACCGGTGTCCGGGTTCTGGATCACCCAGGCGCGACTGACCTGCAGCTTGCCGCTTATCTTAAGGGCCATGGCAAACACTAGGTAGCCTTGGTGCGTGTAGAAGAACTGCCCGTCCTGCACCAGCGCGTCGTCGTCGGCTGCGTAGTGGATGATGGCCACGGGCTGCCAGGTCACATCGTCGGTGCTGCCATCGGTCTCGGGCGGCGCGATGCCGCCGTCCGCGAAGTCCTCGGTGTATTCCAACAGCATGAACATGTCGTAGCCGGTGTGCTCCGGGTCCGTGCCCAGCGGGCCGTTGTTGCCGTAGTAGGCCCGCCAGACGCGACCGCTGCGGTGACACTGGGTGATGATCGGGTCCATGCGGTTCACCATCGGCAGATAGCTGGCGATGGTCGCGGCATCGGTGATCAGGGTCAGTTCCGGGCTGTTGTCCGGGTCTTCCGCCGGCACCCCGTTCGCGTCGATGTCGGCCCGCCAGGCCGCGGCCTCGTCCGCCACGCCGATCGAGGCATAGGCGCGCATCCGGTCCGACAGGTCAGGCACCGGCTGGTCGGTCGGCTGCGGATCGAGGCCCAGTGTCTCGCCCGACAGCACCCGGCCCGCGCGATCGACCTTGACCGCGTCGAAGCCGGAAAGGTCCGGATCGAAGGTCAGCACCCAGCGCGTGTCGGGGTCGAGCAAGGCGGTGCTGCCCGAAATGATCCGGCCCTGCGCATCGGTGCGGACTTCGTCATACCCCGCCAGATCGGGATCGAAGGTCAGGGTCCAGCGGCCCGTGGCCAGCTTTACGCTCTCGAGATCGCGATCGGTGCGGGCGATCTGCGACACTGCGGAAAGCCGGATCGCCTTGCCATCTGGCGTGGCCTCGACCTCGTCGCCGTCTTCAAGATCGCTGTCGGTCCCGAAATAGAGTGTCTGGCGCTGCACCGGCACGGCACCGTCCTTGACCGCGTCGAGGGCGGTCTGCTGCGGGCCGCTGACCGGCTTGTCGGCGTCTGGCGTGTTGTCAACGTTACCCAGCCCGACATCGGACTTCACGGGAACGATGGCGCCGGTCCGCCCGTTCCAGGACAGCACCTGGTCGGTGTAATCCTCCTTGAACCAGTTCGCCGCGAAGGTGCCGGTGCTGGCGTCATCCGTGATGGCGACGATGCGGTCGCCGATGCCGAACTCGACCCCGTCCACGGTACCGGCGACCGAGACGATCCAGACGTTGCCGCGCTGAGCGGCGCCCGCCCCGGGGAAACTGCCGGCCGAAGCGTCCCAGACGTCCTGTAACACGATGGCAGCGTCGAGTGCGTTGACCTTGGTGGTCAGGTCATCGACCGCAGTTTGCGGCGCCTTGGTGGCCAACACGGTCTGGATCCCGTCGACCTCCGTCTGCGAGGCCTTGGCATCGACCTCCTCCTGGGCCGCCTTGCCGTCCAGCTCCGCCTGGAGCCCCGTCACATCGGCGACAGCATGCTCATGGATGACGTTCGCTTTGCCTGCAAGGCCGGTATCGCCGACCCGTTTCCAGCGCGACCAGGCGCTTTCCCAGCGATAGGTCCCGGCATTGGGCACGCTAGGGCCATCGTACCCGGTGGCCGTGGCCTGAAGGTGGGTGCCGGTATCGGTGTCGGGGACCGAAGAGCCGACATTCTCCGCGGCCGGAGCAATCGTCTGGAGGTCAGTCCATGAGGCTGCAGGACTGAGGCCGGCCAGCACCCGGTCCTCGAGCAAGTTGATGGCGTCAGCCACCGGACCGACGCCCAGCAGCTGCTGGGCCAGGCTGTTCACCGGGACCCGGACGGATGATCCGTCCTTGTTGCCGATCAGCTCGTCCGCAAGGGATGCGGGGGTGAGGGTGACGGTCTTCAATCCGTTTTCTGCCATGTGGGGCTCCTAGTAGATCGTCGTGGTGAAGGGGCCGGACACTGGCCCGGCAATGTTCTCGTCGTTCAGCGGCTCGACGTAGTAATCCCAGGCACCGGCCACGACGCAGCTCGGCGTCTCGGCGAAGAGCCGGACGAACTCGATGCTGCCCTCGAAGGTGGTCTGGGCAAGGAACTTGAACTCGGTGTTGCCGCTCAGTGCGGTCAGGCGGTCGAGGAAGAGGCCGTTGGCCGTCACCGTTTCGCCGCTGACATTGGTGCCGCCGATCAGGCGGGGCTTCACGGTGCCCGCGACATAGCCGGAGACCTCGAAGGCCACGCGGTAGGTCGTGCCTGCCGAGAGCGGGACGGACTGCGACAGGTTCCCCGCGGAACCGGGCGAGAAGGTCGCCTTGCCGCCCGCGATGGTCCAGCCGCTGTCCAGGCTCCAGGCGTCCGCGCTGTTGAAGTCGGCCGAGCCGAGAAGGTTCACCCGCGTGCCGTCGCCGTCGACATAGCTGAGCGTAGAGCCGGCGGAGACCGCCAGGCGGCTGCCGATGGCATGGGTCGCGCGGTCGAGCGGATTGCCTGCCGGCACCCGGTAGATCTGCAGCTGTGTCGGCGCGTCGGCTTCGGGGATCGCCACGATCAGGGCCGCGTGCCCGAGCGCGCCAGCCACGGAGATCACGTCACCGTCAAGTGCGGCCGGGATGGCCGGGTCATCCTCGCCGATCGTCAACGTGGCAACGGCCGTGTAGGCGCCGGGCGTCGTGCTTGCCAGGGCGCGGGCGCGGAACTCGATCTCGTCGCCGGCCTCGTAGACGTCGAGGCGCACGCCCCCGGCTGCGGCGGGAATGGTCTCGGTCGTCCAGACGCCCGAGCTGGTGAGCCGGTGATCGAGTTCGAAGGTGTCGACGAGCGCGGTCGACCCGGAGCCTGCCTGCAGCCCAACCTCGAAGCCGCCCGCGTCTCCGGTACCGACGACACCAGACGCAACAGAAACGAATACCGGCACGGCCGGGACGACGGCCGTCTGGTCAATGATCTCGCCGATCCGGCCATCCCATTCGGGCACGACCTCCGCATCCGTCAGCGTGTCGATCTCCGGCGCGGCCGCCACCATCATCACCCGCGCATTGAAGTCCTCGGCCCCTTCGATGCCGCGCACCCGCAGGGGCAGACTTTGCGTGGAGACGGGGCCGAGGTGCACGATCTCGCCCACGGTCGGCACGGCGGAGCGATCCAGCAGGCGGATCGCGCGTGTCGGCGCGTCGGTCGGGGCGATCTTGCTGATCACCGAGGTGCCGACCCCGTCTTCCGCATCCGCGAAGACCCGGAAGCGGATCCCGTAGGCGTCACCGGCCGCGATCTCCTCGTCGAGCTCGACCAGGGCACCGGTGACCGTCTTCACTCGCGCCGCGAGCTGGGTGCGGTCGAGCACGTCGAAGCTGCCCATCACCAGGTCACCGCGCGTCACCACCCGGGCGCGGCCCGACTGCATGGCCGAGAAGCTGTCAGGGCGATAGATCAGCTCGTACATGCGCCGGCGCGCCTCGATGTAGATCTCGACCGGGTCGGTCTTGCCGGGCATCTCCATGGTCTCGGTGAGGCGGATTTCACCGACATGACCGGGCCACGGGATGACCATTTCGGCTTCTTCGTAGTTGTTGGTCTCGTCCAGGAACCGAACGCGCACGCCGTCTGGCGGATTGAAGTAGGACCGGGACCATTCGAACTGATCGCTGTTGCGCGGATTGATATGATCGACCACCAGCGCTTGGGGCCTGTCGATCACGACGCCCCATTTGACCCCGTCGTGCCGCGGGCTCGCCCGGCCGGCCGCGCAGATCGCCAGCAGCATCTCGCCCAGCGTCTCCTGGCCGTCGTGCACGCGGTCGTATTTCAGGCCCTTCTCGACGCACCAGTCGTGCCAGTCGGCGATCTGGTCCCAGTCGATGGCGGAGGAAGCGGCCGGAAAGGGGTTCATCGGCCCTGTCAGGGCAGCCACGTAGGCGCTCGCCGGCGTGCGGCCGTAGCCAGTGACCCATGCGCCTTCCTCGTGGATCAGCGCCTCGCGTTCGATGAGGGCATTGAAGGCGTTTAAAGGCCCGTTCAACTGGTATGTCGCACGGACGCGGATCGCCACCAGGGCAAGCGGCTTGTCGAAGTTGATCGGGTATTCCGGACGGATCGACTGGATCCCCGAGAGCACGACCTTGTCCGAGGCCTGCGTGCTGGTGCTGTCGTCGGTCATACGGGTGACCTCGATCTGCCAGCGACCCCGGGTGGGCAGCACCCACCGATGCTGACGCAGAAAGCCCTCCTGCTTCTTCGCCGTGATGGCGAGGGTCACGACGTCCTGCCAGACACCTTCGCCGTTCAGCCGGGCCCGGATGCGCACGCTCACGCTGCGCGGTGCGACGCGGCCCTTGTCGTCGATTGCAAAAAGGCCGGTGGGATAGGCGAGGATCACGGAGGCCTCTGTCGAATTGGACGCCGTGAAGCGGGTGACAGGTGTTTCCACGCCGACCGAGCCGGGAATGATCTCGCCGGTCAGGTCGCGTGGCTTCGGCCGGACCAGCTGGACGCCGGCGTTCTCCTCGAGCACCTGCTCGGGATAGAGGCCGATCGGCAGATCATCCTCCCGACCTTCGCGGATCTCGACGTCGACGTCTTCGTAATCGCTGATCGGGGTGTCGCCGATCCGGAGGTCGGAGATCCGCAGCGGACCGTAGCCGAGACAGAAAAGGGCGCGGACGTATTGCTGATCGCCGACGACTTCGGTCCACGAGGAGGCGGCGAAGGGCGGCGCGTAGCGGTGCTTGCCGAACAGGTAGGGTACGGGCGCGCCGGGGCGTGCCTCGTTGCGCCAGCCGTCGATGTTGTAGACGTTCCGCCGTTCCTCGCTTTCCGGCTGGGTCGGCGGGATCAGCGCGTTGACCAGCAGCTGGCCGACGATTGTGAGCCCCGACCGAAGCAGCGACACCCCGATCTCGCCCGTGATGCCCAAGGTAGGCGCAAGGTACGGCGCTAATGCAAAGGCCGCGATCGACACGACGGCCAGGAGCACCGAGCGCAGCGCGTCCTTGCCGGGGATGGTCCGGATCACCACCCGGGCATGCGGTGCAGGACGCAGGCTGGACCAATAGGCCGGATCGACCACGGCAGCGCCCTTGTCCGTGACCAGCAGGACCCGCAGGCCCTTGCGCGGCTCCCGGAACCCCGGCAGGGCCAGAGCGACGATCTCGGCGACCGTTAGCCCATGCGGGGCCTCGATCTCCTTGCGGCCCATGCCGGGGTCCAGGAGTGGTGCGCAGAGCACGTTGTTGGAGGAGCCGCTCATCGCCGGTCCCCCCGCAAGGCTTCATGCGCGAAGGCCACGACAAACCGATGGCCCCAGCGGCCCTGGTCGAACCGCTCATGCTTGGACTGATCGTCGGTGGACATGTGCAGCATCAGGCCGGGAGCGATATAGATGCCCACGTGGCTGTCGTGGCGGCCGTGGCGGAAAAGCAGGAGATCGAAGGGCTGCGGCGTGAGCGTTTTGCGCCAGACCGAGCCACGCGTCTCCGATCCGATCAGGGAGGCGACCTCGGCTTGTTCTTCTGCGCTGACGTAGCCTTCGGAATAAGCCGGCAAGCGGATCGCCAGCTCTTCAGCGTAGACCAGGCGCGCGAGGCCCCAGCAATCGCAGCCCGACCGGTCGCGGCCCATGTCGGCATAGGGAATGCCGAGATATGCGTTCGACCAGCTCATGCTCTGGCCTCCGAAGGACAAACCCATGATGCTGACGCCGGATCAGAACGATTCGGATGAGTTAGGGAGACGAGTTGATGGCAGACAATCACCCCCCGGTGTTCAATGGACAGGTCGGCGTGATCATGAACAAGGACGCCTCGCAGACCGTCCTCAAGTTGGGGTCGGAAAACGGTGCGATTGAGATTGGAATGCCTCCCGACCTGATCGCGGTTCTGATCGACAAGCTCGAAAAGGTTGGGAACGCCGCGGAAGTACAGCGCAAAAAGACCGACCCCTTCGGAGGCATTGACGGCGAGACAGTCGTCCGATCCGCGAAAATCGTCATCCAGTGTTCTGTTGGAGTGGCGGAGGGCCTGGAGGATGTGGCGGTCACGTTTCATGTAGCAGGACCTCCAACCACATATCTTCTTCAGCCGCCTCAAGCTGAGGACCTCGCGCAGCGCCTACTGGACGCACTTCGGGGACAGGGGCCTCGGCCCCCAACCGCGAACTAGTGTAGACGCATCGAAACTTCGCGCGGACGTACGGCGTTTCATCCAGGGGGACCTCGAACCAGCTCATCGGAACAGCCCCGGAAAACGTTCCTTGGTGAAGCGGTCCATCGGCACGCTCTCGTCCTCGATCGGTGCGCGGCTGATCTCCAGGGTGATCTGGCCCGCGTTGCCGTCGGCCGAGATCATCGCCATGTCCCGAAACTCGACCTCGACGAGGTCCGGCGTGCTGGCCATCACCACCGCCATGTGCACGGTGGGGCGGTCAACGAACGAGCGCAGCAGCTTTGCGATGTCGCTGTCCACGTTCTCGACGATGATGTTGGCCGACGCTGGCGCATCTTCCAGATCGCCCGGAATGTCGGAGGCGGCCAGGATGAACAGGAACGGCTCGTTGGCCGGATCGCTGCCCATCCAGGCACTGCGTGTGCCGTAGGCCAGCGGGTCGATCGACAGCCGCTCGGTCGGATCGGTGGAGAGCCGCACCGGCGCGTCGAGATCCGGATGCTCGATCATGATCAGCGCGATCTCCAGATCATCCGAATAGGGCGCGTCATGTGTCTGGCGCGCGTTCAGCGAGACCCGCCTCATGGCATCACCGCGACGTTGAAGGTGATCTCGAACCGGCCACCTACGATCCGCTCCGAGGGAACCGGCTCGCCAAAGACGCAAAGCCAGCTGGCCGAGACCAGGATCGGCGCCCCGGTTTCCGTCAGGAGGGGCAGACCACCCTCTGTCAGCAGGGGGCGTCCATCCGTGGCCGGGTCGGGCATCTTGAAGGGCAGGGTGCCCTGGCGGGTGTCGAGGTCGTAGAACTGGTCGAACAGGGCCTTGCCGGTCCGTGTCACCTCTATCCCCAAAGTCACCAGCTCGGCATTGCTGGAATACCGGCGCCGGAAGCTGGGCGGCCCGTTGGCCGCGCGGCGCAGGCGGATATCCTGCCGTTGGGACAGGTAGGCTGCGCGCAGCGGGTCGGGCAGGGCGGCAGGCCACAGGGGCAAGGTCATCGCCGTGTCCCCCGTTGCCTGATGTTGTAGCCGTTCTGAAGGGCCTTGCGGGCGCCACCGCCCTTGGTGGAGATCGCCGCACCGACCTGGTCGGCCAGTACCAGCCGGTAGCTCCGGCCACCCTTGCCGTCGCTTTCCTCTTCCATCTGGCCTTCGACCGGTGTGGAGCTGCGGTTCTCGACCTTGATCTGGGGCGAGAAGACCACCGGCTGGCCGCCGCCGCTGTTCTGAGCGGCCATCGCCAGGGCATCGACCACGGTGGCGCCGTTGGCGATCTGCTCGGGGGTAAACACCCGCTGACCCAGCTTGGTGACCGTCAGGCGTTCGTCTGCTCGCAGCGGCGCGCTCCGGCCATAGCTCCGGCGCACGCCGCCGGTCCCGATCGTGCTGCCGGCATGGGACTGGGTCGCGGTCGCCCCTGCGCTCTTTCCGAAGATCCCGCCAATGAAATCCGACAGGAAGTCGAAGCCGCCTTCGAGCCCCGGCAGGATCGCCTGCTGGAAGATCAGCCGCTGCAGCTGCTCGAGGGTATAATCCACGAGGCTGCCCACCTCGAACTTGCCGGTGCGGCCCATTTCGACGAAGGCGTCTTCGAGCCCGCTCGACCATTTCTTCGCGATGTTCTCGCCGGCATCGGCGAAGGTGACCATGTCCTCGTTCATGTCGAGAAACGCGCGCTCCACACCGGAGGCCCAGTCGTCGCGGTTGTCGAGATCCTTGCGGTAGGCCTCGGCCAGGCGCTCGCCGAAGATGAACTCGACGTCCTCGGCGAAAGCCTCGTAACCGGCCCGGGCCGGATCGAGCGCGCCCAGGGCTTCTTCCCGCCATTCCTCCAACGCCGCGACGTCGCGAGCGTAGGAAGGGGCGAGCCGGTCCATCTCTCGGCGGATGCCTTCGATGACCCGCTCCTCATCGCTTCGGCCACGTCGACCACCTCGGCCGCCGCCTCTGCCTGAGCGCGCCGCGGCGGACTGCTGCTTGCGCCATTCCTGGAGCTGCTGATTGTAACGTGCGGCCTCGACGCGAGCGCCGACGAACTCCCGCTTCTCACGTTCCACCGCATTGCGGATCGTGCTGTCGGTGCCCGCTGGAAGAGAGGCGCGGGCATCGAACTCCGCGCCCGCCAAAGCCCCGGCGCGCCCGATCGGATCGTCTCGGAAGTCATAGTTGATCCGGGCGCGTTCGACATCGCCGACCCCCTGGTTTGCCAGGGCGATGGCATTGGAGACGGCACGGCCGAGTTCGTCAGCGATCCGGCTGGCCTGGTCGGCGGCAGCTGCCAGGTTGGAGGAGACGTCTATCGATCCGACATCCTGCAAGAGCGCCTCGATGTCCCGGATTTCGTCTTCTGTCATCTCGGAGGTGTGCAATGCCTGCCGCAATGCATCTTCGACCGCGACCACACCCTGCTCTACGCCCGGGAAAACATCGGACGTTCCCTCGAGTGCCAAACGCATCTGGGTAACTACCGTGAGCGCACCCTCGAAATTTTCTGCTGCAAGAGCGGCTTTGATAGCATTCCGAAAGATTGCGAGGTTCTGATACGTTGTCTCGTCAATCCCAAACTCTATCTCAAATGCCTCGCCAGATAGCTGCTGGCGGACAGTTTCCAAAACAGCAGTTGCGTTCTCCACGTCAATGTTGAGTGCAATGCTTTCCTCGGCCTCGCGCGCAATGCGCCGGAGCTCCGCGACATCTGCATTTCGCTGTGCAACCACATCGGTCATTTTACGGAACGCGCTGTCACTAAAGGTCGGATCTTCGAACACCGCATTCAGCCCGCCACGTGTGCGCGACATCGCTTCCTGCATCGCGAGACGGTTTTGGGCTTGCATGAGCGTCAGGACGCTTTGTGTGACCTCGCCATACTTGGCAACGATACCGTCGAGGTCGGAAACAGAGTTTGCCCGTAGGGTGGCCTGTGCATCACCAATTGCGCCGAGTGCATCCTCGATCATCTCGCCCGCGGTTTTCACCTTTTCGGCTGTATCTTTTGACTGGTAGCCCAATCCGAAGATGGCTGCCGACAAGGGCAGGATCGCAGCGGCTGCAACGCCTGCCATTGCCCCGATGGTTCCGAAGCCAGAAAGGATCTGCGGCGCTTGCTGTCCCAGCGAAACCAGGATCGGCACACCCATGCCCATCTGTGTGAACACGTCCTGCAGCTGGTAGCTGAAGTTCTGCATCCCACCCGCGCCGCCGGCGGTCTGGGTGCGCAGCCGCGCTGTTGCCGCCGCCTGCAGATCGGCCGCACCCGCCACCTGGCGATGCTGAGCCTGCAGCAGCTCGAGCGCACTGTCGTACTCGCGCGCGGTGATGATGCCGGACCGGAACGCGCGGGTCAGTGTCTCCTGGCCCGATTCCAGGCGCTGGGTCGCGGAGTAGACCGGATCGAGGCCCGCGCGCAGCTGATCGACGGCCGCGCGTTGCCGGTCGATCTCGCGATTGAAGACCTCGGCCGAGGCGCGGGCCGACTTCGTGGTTCGGCTCGTCTGGTCGACCTTCTGGTCTAGCCGGTCCAGTGCGGTCGCGCCAGCCTGGCTGGCCATGATCAGGCCGCGCGCATCACCTTGCAGGATCAGGGATGTCTCGAGAACGCTCATTGCCGGTCTCTCAGGAGACGGAGGCCCTCGGCCTGGAGGATGGAAAGGTCCAGCGCGTCGCGCGGCGTGAGCGTGATCCCGTGCATCCGGGCCGTGGCCTCGACGGCGGTCTGGTCGAACGACAGATGGGCCGCCCCGCCGAGCCCGGCGATGGTTCGCAGCTGGTCATGACTGTGGATGGCAAGCGATATTGCCGGCCGAAACGTGACCGGCAACTGCATTTCCTCCGAGCTCTGACCCATCTTGTCCATCAGCCGTTCCTTTGCCACGTCCAGGCTGACCCCATGGAACGCGGCATAATCCTTCGCCATCTCCTCGCCGACCGCCGCGCGCCCCCAGATCAGTCGCGCAGCGGCCCTCAGTTTTTTGCGCGGTATCCCTTCGAGGGCGTCATGGCTTCCGTGTAGGCGTCGGTGACCGCGAGCCGGGCAGGGCGGTTGCCGAGGAAGCGGCGGATGGCTTCCGGCGTGGGCTCGATCGGTTGCTGCGCCTTGTCCAGGACGTCGCCGGTCTTCCAGCCCTTGAAGACCTGCATCAGCCGGGTGATCTCGAACTCGATCATGGCGCCGCGGCTCGAGAGGTCGTCGCCGGTTCCGTAGAAATCGGCGTCGTCCATGGCCTCGAAGATCCCGGTGATCACGATCTCCTTGAACGATCCCCCGGTCGGGACGCAGATCTTCACAGGCCATTCGAAGGGATGGTTTTCGACGAACAGAAAGCTCATGGGGCGGCTCCTCAGCTGAAGGTGATGGCGAACTCGTCGTCGCCCTGGTCGTGGCAAAAGACGAGGTCGAGCGCCAAGCCGATGGTGCCGTCGATGTTCTGCTCGCCGGCGTATTTCAGCTGGACGGCCGGGGCGGCGACGCGGAGCACGTTTCCGGCGCCCGTGCCCAGTTGCCAGACCAGCGGCTGCTTCGCGCCGGACCGTGCAAGCGCCAGAAGGTCGATGGTTGCGGCCGGCGGCATCTCGACCACCATCCGGCCAGTGACATTTCGTTCGGTGATGTCGGTCTCATCGCAGTTCATGAAGCGACCGCGGCGTGGCGTGCGTCCGTCGGTGAAGGTGAAGCTCTGGACGCAAAGTTCCGTGCCATCAACCGTGAAGGCGCTCATGTTGCGCGGCGAGCATTCCGGCGCATCAGGCCAGATGGAGAAGTCCGGTGTGGCGGCCACGGTTGGCTGACCATCGAAGAGCTCGCCCATGAACTTGAACCCGAACATCGGCGGCCGGCGCGTCTCGGCGGTAAAGGTGAGGCCACCGCGCACCTTTTCGGTGACCTGCATCGACTGGGCATCGAGATACTGGAGCGCGATCTCGGGCTTGGCCGAACCTTCAGGCTGCAACGCGTAGCTTGCGGAAGTGTCGGCCACGATGGTTTCCACGAGCCCGGTTGCCTTCAGCAGCTCACCGTAGAGGGGGGCGCTCCCGGCGTCAGGCAGGGCCGCGTCGATCATGAAGTCGAGCCCCATGCTCTCGTTGAAGAGCCGGTCGCCCTGCGCACCCTCGAAGCCGGTGACGAAGTCCTGCGCCTGGTAGTCGCCTTCGATCCGCCGGGTGGTCAGGTCCTTGACGAGCATTTCGGTGGCAGTGTCGTAGGCGGGGATGCCGGCGACCACCGTACGTGTGCCGGAGAGCAGGCGGATGAGGCGGGATTTGTAGCTGGCCATGTTCGGGCTCCTCAGCTGATGGGAATGTGGCGGTTGAGTGCGACGGCGAAATCGTCCTGCCAGAACAACTGGCCGTTTCGGTCGATGCCGCTGACAAGCCGACCGGAGACCGGCTCACAGGCGGTCTCGGCGTCTTCGGGCCGGTGCTGGCAGACCGCGATGATGCCGGCCGTGCGCACCGCGCGGATCGCGCCGTTGGCCACGGTCCCCATCCGGTCTCCGATATCGCGGACCGCCCAGACCACGCCGAAGCGCGCCAGGACGCGCTGGCTCAGGAGGTACTCGGTCTGGTACCGGTTCGCGCCAGGGCTTTCGGCCAGGGGGATCACGTAGGCCGAGGGCCATGCCACGGTCTCGGCGGACAGCGCACCGAAGGAAGCGGCGGTGCCGACAGCGCGCAGGTCGGGCAAGGCCGTCCGGATTGCCGCTGCCACGGAAGCAATGTCGAGGATGCCGGGACGGAGGCTCATCGTGGCACCGCGGCGTCGAGATACTGGACGGCCGCCGCCTCGATGTCGTCACGGTCGAGATCGGAAATCCCCAGGTAGGGGCGTGCCGGGAGGGTGACGCTGCCGACAACGGCGAACTCGCCGTTGGGCAAGCCGAAGGCCAGCGCACCCCCGGCCTTCGGCACGATGGTGCCGCCGGTCTGGTGGATACCGGCGTAGATCACGTTGGTTCCGACTTCCACCTGGGCGGGGCCGGCAAGGTACTGGATGCTGTTGGCCAGCCTGCCGCTGTCGTGCAGCGTCTTGCCGCCGTCGAGTTCGGCACGGAAGGATTTGGGCCAGGCGGCGCCGTCGGGTGCCGTGTTGGTCTCGCGCAGCCGGTCCTTCGTCGATGTCTCGAGAAGGGCGCCGCACATCTCCATGAGGGGCGTCAGGTCTTCCCCTGCCTGGCGATAGAAGCTCAGCACGGATTTGACCCCCGCGAGCTCGAGGCTCATGGTCAGCGTGACAGCCATCAGAAGCGCCTCAGGCTGTCTCGGGTGAAGACCCGCTCGGGCCCTTCGATCGTCATCGCACCTTCGGAGGCCTCGACTTCGGCGCCTCCCTCGCTGTCCCCGATCGACACCTTGCCGTCGCGGATCATCCGCAGATAGCTCATCGCCGCATCGCGCAGTTTCTGCTGGGTTTCGGTGACGCGGCCGGCGTTGGCGTAGAGCCTGTGGATCGCGATGTCGCGGCAGGCTACCCGCAGCATGTCTGGCGGGTTGTCGAGGGGCAGGGCGACCACCTTGGAGATCATCCCGTTCACCTCCGCGGTGCCGTCGCGCAGCGCAGCCTCGAGGCGGCTGTCGTCCACCGTGTCCCCGGCGCCGTCGAAGTCGGTCAGCAGGGCGAGATCCCGGTTCGGGATCGTCTGCTTCAGGTCGTCGACGGTTGCGTAGGTCACGGCTCTCTTCCTCTTGCGACATCCGGGGGCGCGCTTCAGCGCCTACCTTCGAAGGTCCCCTGCGCCCGTGTCGGGGCGGTCTATGGGTGCTGACGGACTTGCGGCCCGGATCAGACCCCCTCTCTCGCGGGGTATGTCGGCTCAGGCCTCGACGACCTGGAACATCGGGTCACGGGCGAGGGCCTTCGCCATCTCCTCCGTGAATTCATCTTCGGGAACCCGGGTCTCGCCCCCATCCCAACGGCGACCGGCGCGCCTGCGACCGCCCGGCACGGCACAGATCACCGTCACCGTAGGACCGCCTTCATCGGCGGCGGCTTCGGCCTCCCGGATGCGCTTGGCGAGCTTTTCATCGCCGATGTTGCCAGGCACCTTGAGGCCAAGGGCTTCCGCCCGGGCTTCGAGCTCTTCGCGAGTGTCCATCTTCCGTCTCCTTGATCGGTTGAATAAAGCGGTCCGGTCCGGCCGGACCGCTCAGGCAATCGACCCGTCGCCTCAGCTGAGGCGGGTTTCCACGTGCAGCTCTGCCGTGTTGCGCCAGGTGTTGGTGGCGCCGGCGGCGTCGCGCTCGTTGAGCAGGATTTCGCGGGCCGCGCCCTCGTTGCTCGGGCCGACCACCAGCAATTTCGGGCGCAGGTTCAGCTTGCGGCCCCGGTGCCCGCGCATTTCCAGCATCGCCCGGCGCGCGGCGGCATAGTTCGCCGGTGTCAGGGCGGCCTTCGAGGCATGGATGGTCTGCCAGGCGCCGAAGCCGGCAGCACAGCGCCGCTTGGCGAGCCACTGGTATTCGTCCTGGTAAGCGACATTCGCGTCCGTGAGGTTGGTCATGGCCGTGAACATCGGCCGTTCGCGATCCTGGAAGATCAGCGGCTTGATCACGCGGCTGGTGTCGATCAGGTACCAGGCCGCGCCCGCGCCGGCGGTCAGGTTGGAGACCGACTGCTCTACGCCATTCTCGTCTTCCACCGGATGGTCGGTATCGAAGAAGAACTGCCCGTCGTAGTGGGTCTCGGTAAAACCTTCCGCCAGCTTCTCCCAGACCAGGTCATCGGGCAGCTCGCGCGCGGTCTGGCCGAAGTCCGAGGCCAGCGTGGCGTACATGCCGACCTGGTCGTCCTTGATGTCGTCGACGCTGACGGCAATCGTGTTCTCGAACTTGCGGTTCGTGATCTGGAAGCCGTCGATCTGGAAGCGGTTGATCACCCGGTCGCCGATCCATTCACGCATGCCGGGGATTTCCGACAGCTTGGGATAGCTTTGGGTGCGTGTTGTCGAGTTCACCGTCATCGCGATGCGGTTGTAGGTGGTCTCCCCGCCGAAGAGGGTGGTGTTGAAGGCCGTGGTGAACGCGAGGTTCAGGGCGGCAAGACTTGCGCTGTTGAGGTCCATGTCAGGTTCCTTGCGTCAGAGGATTTCGACCCAGGCGCCGGCCGCCTCGATCTGGATGAGCTTGCCAGCGACCAGGGTGCCCGTGGCGGCGACAGTGTTGTCGTCGGCCACGTAGACGTCCGAGCCGATGTCGGTACGGTCGAGCCCGGTCTGGTTGAACAGGAACGTGCCGCGCTTGGTTGACGCCGCGATCGCGCCAGCCGCGCCGTCCGTGTTGTCAGCCTCGGCACTCGCGACCCCGCGCATGACCGGCGTGGCGGGCGCGGCCGGCACCGCGTTGCCCGCGGCATCGAGACCGACCATCGCGCCGAGAAAGATCTTCGTGTCGGCCGCGACAGGGTCGGAGAGCTGCTTGCCGCCGGAGGCGAGCTCGGCCGTGGTGCGGTTCTTGGTCAGGTTCGCCATCGATCAGGCATCCTTCTTTGCGGGGACAAGCGGCTTGCCCTGTTTCTGGGCGAGGAAGGCCTCCTCGGAGACGCCGGTTGCGGCGATCACCGCGCGCTCGTCGGCCGTCAGGTGATCGGCGTTCTCGGGAGCGCCTTTCGGGGTGACGGACTTGCCGTCGACGACGACAGGGGCGCTGGCCAGCCAGGTCTTGAACCCGGCAAGGTCCGACGCGGCATACTTGCGCGCCCAGTCCTCCAGTCCGGGTGTGACCTTGCCGGCTTCCATGGCGGCCGTGACCACCGCGCCGGCGCGATCTTCGTTCACCGACGCCGTCAGGGTCGTGAACTTCGCGCTCAGCTCCTGGAAAGCGGACATGGGCACGAACTTCGAAGGGTCGGGATCGGCGCCGCCCTCGGGCGCAGCCGTGATCTTCGCCGCGATCGCGGTTGCGGCGGTCTCGGTGAGCTCACCGGTGAGGCCGGCGGCGGTCACGATCCCGGCGGCGTGCTCCGCCTGGTCGATGGCGCTTTCGGCGGCGGCGAGGACTTTGGCTTCGTCCGTCTCCTCGGGCATGCCGAGTTTGGCGGCGAGCTGTTTCAGCCATTGGGGCATCAGGTCGTTCTCCTGTTGTGATGCGACGAGTGCGAGTTCGGGAAGGGCGGGGTCGTTGGTGAGCCCGGCACGCAGGATGCGGCCGACCTCGGACTGGCCCTCGGGAACGGTGAAGGTGGGAGAGATGAACCGGAAGTGCCGGCCGCGCAGGGCCTCTTCTCCCGCAGGCGTCCATTCGACGGAGGCGACGATCCGCTGGCCACTCACCTCCAGCGAGGTGATCCAGCCCGCGGCACGTCCATCACGATTGCCCTGGCCATCCATCCCGTGCGCGAAGTCGATGGGAAGCATCCCACCCTTCGCGGCCGCCATGGTGCGAGCGATCAGGCCAGCCGCATCGGTCACGCGGCCGACTTCGCCGCGGCGGTCCTGCAGCCGGATGGGACCGAGCGGCATCAGCTCGATCCGGCCGGGCAGCGCCTCGCCGGTGAGCGGCAGGATTTCGGCGGTGCAGGTGAAGGTGCGTTTCGTGGTCATGCCGCGAAATTATGCGGTGCGCCGGCCACAGCCCACGGTGAAGGTCTTCAGGGGGGAGGTGCGAAGTCGGCCTTGCCGTCGGGTGGCCGGCGCCGGGCCAGATTGGGGGCGATCCGGCCCGAAATCAAGCGCTCTGACGCGTCAGGTGCAGATCGCGCCGCAGACCTCGGATTAGGAGGCCATTCGAATACCATTTAAATACCCTAGGATTGACGGCTCGAGATTTTTCGGCCCGACCCCCACGAATTGCAGAGATGGCCCTGAGAGGCGATTTTTTGCGGGTCTTGGAATTTGAGGGGGTGTGGCGCATCCGACCCCTCAGATCACCTGGTCGATGAGACCGCCCATGAGCGGGATCAAGTCGACCGCGGGACCCAGCAACCTTGCGATCCTGCCACTCGGTGCCGCAGCGTAGCTCAGGGTGCCGCGTTCGGCCAGCGCGCGCAACAACGCGTGCCGCGCAACCAGCGTCAATTCGAGACTGCTCAGGGTTTCCCGGCCGGGCCACGCGGCGGCAACATCCTGCGCCCGGCGGTCGAGATACGCGAACCGGGCAGCAAGGTCGGCTTGCGCCTCCGATGCCCGACCGATCCGGAAGATCGAACCGTCCGGATAGACCAGCGCCACCTGGTCGAGGGCAGGGGACGCCAGCAGCTTCGTGACGTCATCGACGCGGAACGGGGCCGACGTTCCCTCCGCCCGGATCAGCACGTTGCGTCCACCGGGGCCGTCAAGGAGGGCGCGCATGTCTTCCGAGAGAGGGGCAGGCTGCCCGTCATCTGCCGAGGTCCTCGTCAGGCCGGCGGGTGGGTCCTCGGGCGGCGCGTCGAGCGCGTAGACCAGGGCCGCGTTGCGCGGGTCGCGCAGCCTCAGCGCTGCCAGTTCCTTCACGTAGCCCCGATCGGCGGCGACATGGGTCGGCGGCAGGTCGAGCGCGCTTGCCGCGTGCCGATCGTCAATCTCCAGCCAGGCCTGGCCCGGATTGGAGGCGAAGGACGGATCAAGCCCGTCGAGCAGCTGGCCTGTTTCTCCCGTGCGCGGATTGGTCCAGGGAGAGGCCTCGAGATCTGCGATCTCCTCGTCGGTAGTCAGGCGCTTGCCTTCCCGCTCCAGCATGCGGTCGTTCATGGGCCGCACGTAGCAGGCGCAGAACCATCCGTTCGGCGGGAATATGCGCCCCCAGAGCGGATGATCGATCGGCAGGATCAGACCGTCGAAAGGTTCATGCTCCTCGCGCTTGGTCTCCCGGTCGACCTGTCGATACTCGAGGTAGGGCAGAAACGCCTTCGTGCGTTGCAGCCTTGCCCATTGGCCCGCCGCGTAGGCGGTGCGCAGGTTCGTGTCGAAGATCACCTTCAGCCGGCGCATCGAGCCAAGCTCGACTTCCGTGAGTTCGCCGGTCACCGGATCGCGCTCGATCCCCTTGCCCCACCAGCCCATCGCCCTGAGCCGTGGCGCCAGGTCCCGCTGAAACTGCTGAAGGGTAGTGCCCTCAGCAAGCCCGGCGTCCACCGCGCTCCGGATCTCCGCAAGGACGTCGTCGCGCATGGCCTTGGCGACGACGAAGCCGCGGGCGTGTTCCTCGCGCCAGAAATCGCGGTAGTCGAAGCGCTGCAGTTGGGGCGCGAAGCCCTTCGACCGGAAGAACTCCAGCGCTTCCCGTGGTGCCAGCGGCTGCAGCTCGATCTCGGCCATGTCAATCGAGCTCCGCGCCGACCTCACCCGCAAGTCGGGCGTTCAGGCTCAGCTTTGCCAGGAGATCGCGCAGGGTCTCGTCTGGCGCGCCGTCGGCCGCCGTGGCGAGGATATCGCGGATGTCTTCGAGGGAGCCTGCGCTGTCGATCGCATCCAGAAGTCCGCCGAGCAGCATGTCCATCCCGTCCTGCGCCGTTCCGCTGTCGATCAGCCGGTCCGCAAGTGCTGCGATCTCGCCCTGGGCCGTGTGCACCTTCATGGCCGCGATCCGGTTGTCGGGAGGGACATCGGGTGTGGCGCCGGTATCCCGGGCCGGGAAGCTCAGGATCGTTTCTCCTTCCTCGGGCTCGCGCAGACCATAGAGGTCGCGGACCTGCTTCTCGGAGATCTTGAGACCCATGGGGCCAAACGTCTTGATCGCGAGCAGGGTCATCCGCGGATCGCGCTCCTCTTCGGCCTCGAACCGGATGCGCGGTGGGGTTGCCGCGTCGCCGAAGTTGAGGACCGTGAGGGGAAGCGCCAGGTCCCGCGCGAGTGTCGATGCCAGCTGCATGGCGTCGGCATCGCGAATGTCTTCGCGCACCAGGTTGTGCACCTTGCCGACGGCATGCCCGCCTGCGATGGCATCGGTGGTGGACACCTGGCCGAGGATGGCCTTGGAGAGCTGCTCGTCCCAGTACCGTGCCGAGCCTTCGAACATCTTGTCGGCGCCGGTCACGTTGCCGTTGACGATCTCGACCTCCATCGACTTCGGCATGATCGCCGCCATGTCGACGCCCAGTCGGCGGACCGCGTTCAAGAGCTTCGCGCGCTCTTCGGCCGTCGCGGTGTTGCCGTGCTTGCCGATGCGCAGGGGATGGCCATAGGCCTCCATGAACACGGCCCAGTCCTTCAGCGTGTAGTTCTTGAACACGTAGGCCCAGGCGGCAAGCCGGGCGAGACCGGAACGGATCGGCAGTCCCGACTTCAACCGGGCACAGTGGAAGACGTACCGATAGGCGGGCAGGGGAAGGTCGCCGTCCTCGTCGCGAAGGAGCGGTGTGCGTCCATCCACCTGGTCGAAACGGAACCAGCGAGGATCGCGATGCTCCAGCCGGGAGATGGTCCAGGGCTTCGTGGTGACGTTCCACATGATCTCCGTCGCCGAATAGCCCTTGCCCAGGGCGTCGAGCATGTCGACAAGGTCATCCATGATCGCGGCCGAGTTCATCGTGGCCCTGACCAGCTCGGCCGCCCGTTCGGACCCGTCATCCTCGGCGCCCGCCTCGACCACGATCTGGAGCCGGCGGATCGCACGCTTGCGCACGCCGAGGACCGCCGCGTAGTGGAGGTCCTTCTCTTCCATCTGCTCGGCAAGCTCGAGATAGGCCGTGGCGTCGCCGGTCTCGGCCTCACGCAGAAGAGCGCCGAGACGGTACGGGGTAAGGCCGTCCGCCGGATGTCCGGACTGGATCTGGCGCACCCCGCCCATGGTTGGCCCGCCGGTTTCCTCGACCAGGTCTGCCTTGGCGGGCGGCTTCAGCGGCGCGCCGTTGATGTCGATCAATCCCATGTTTCGCTCCTATTGCTCCGCTGCGAAGACGATCCGGCACCCGGCCCGTTCCAACAGCCGCCAGATGACTTCCCGCTTGTCGGCATCCATGCGTTCCCAGGCGGCGTTGCCGATCCGGCCCAGAGACTTGCAGGCCGCCTCTCGCGCCTGCTCCTGCGTGGGGTAGGTTGCTGCGTCTGGAGTGGTATCGCCGTTCTGCCAGCGCCAGTACATCAGCGTCGCGCCTCCGCCCAGGCGCGCTCGTAGCGCGACTGCAGGCTGTCGTGGGCCTGATCTGCACCCAGAAGGTCGGGGCAGAAATCGGTCTCGCCCAGGCGCCAGAGGTGCCGCATGTTCCGGCTGTTCACAACGTTGCCACCCGCCGGGTAGACCTCGATCGCACAAGCATCGGTGCCCCATGCGAGGTTCTTGATTTCCTGCAGCTGGTCCCAGGTGATGGTGCCGTCGTGCGCGACACCAAGACGGCCGAGCGCCACGTCGACGGTAACCTCGAACCCGTAGGCCTCGAACCGGCGGAAGGCCCGATCCCCGTGTTCATGCACCGGCCCGATCATCGCAGCGCTCTCCAGCCAGGGTATTCCACCCCGAATTCCCGCCAGACGGTCTCGACCCATTCGTCCCGCAGGATCAGTCCGACGGGGTTCCACAGGTGATAGCAGGCGTGGATGCAGATCGCGTCCCAGAGGCTCATCACACCGTCTCCCAGTAGCCGTCGGTCAACCAGCCGTGCCAGTGTCCCTGGTGATGCACCGACGGCAGCAGAGTTGGTTCGGTCTTCGAGCCATTCCACTTCCAGCTCGCTCGCTTGCCGCCCGGCTTATGTCCGTTGCCGATCAGCAGACGGCCTTCATGACCACAGCCGCAGGGGCAAAGGTAATGCATCTCGAAAAGGCCCGCCTGTTCGCGCGCGCGCAGATGGAAGGATCCGGCGATCCTCATCCTGCGCATGTCCGTCAGATCGATGAACTGGATCGCCCTCACCATGCGCCCCTCCCGAACCGCCCCATCGGCTCATCGCCGAGATCCAAGTCAACGCCGCCCCCGTGGGGCCGAAACCTGTCCACGGTTTCCGCACCCTGGTAGCCGAACTCCTCGACCTCGAGGCTGGTCGCGTACCAGGCAAGGGCCGAAGCGACGGCACTGTCGCCATGGCGGTCATAGCCGTCAGAGCCCTTGAAGCGGAAGTCGCGCGGGACACGGATCACGCCATCGACGTACTGGAGGGATTGATGGTCCTGGAGGACGTCCGGGTGCTCGCAGAGCTCGATGGTGCCATCGGCGAAGGCTTCGATGTAGGCGGGCATCTCCTGGCGGTACCACTCCACGCTGAAGCTGACCTCGACGACGGTCTCGCCGTACCGTTGAACGGCCTTCTCCGCCAGGTAGGCACCGTTGCCGGTCTTGTCCATCGCGCCGCCCGCAAAGCGGGGAATGCGGTCACAGACATAGAACAGGATATCGCGCTGCTGATCGAAGGGTATGTTGCGCAGCTCGACGATCAGCTTCTGGCGCCGGACGAGGTCCAGGCCTTCTTCGAGGATGACGATATCCGTCGCGTCACCGGACCGCGCGAAGTCCTCGCCCATGTAATGACGGCGGTCCGGATTGAGGCCCTCGAGGATCGGGCGCAGCTGGGTCTCGCACCAGTCGAGTGCATCGGCAAGACGCACGTGGTCCGGCGCATTGCGGAAATGATCGTCGCGCACCCAGCGCTTGAAGGGGATGCCCGCGACCATCCGCTTTTCGATCTGCACCCGGGTGAGAGCGGCGCCTTCCGCTTCGGCGGGGATCGCGTCGAGCTCCTGGCGCATGGCGGCGGTGCGGGCGCCGTAGGAGCCGCGGATCAGTGCTTCCCACTCGTCCTCGGCTTCCTGTGACCAGGTCAGCCCCTTCATCCTGCAGACACGCCTGTAAAGACCGTTTTCAACGGCCTTCGAGAATGGCATGAAATGCACCGCGAAAGGGTTCTTCTTGGCCTTCGCCTCCCGGATCAGCTCGTTGAACGGGTTCAGCACGCCGTTGTGGGTCGAGATCACGCGGACCTTCCCGCCCCAGATCAGCAGGGCGTTCACGGCGTCAATGACCTCGCGCACATCGCGGTGGAAGGCGGCCTCGTCGATCACCACCACGCCCTGAAGGCCGCGGATGTTCGCCGGGTTCGAGGACAGGGCTTCCACCCGGTAGCCGCTTGCGAAGTTGATCCTGAAGGCCGAGATGTCTTTCGAGGTGCCGTCGGCGCGTTCATCCTTGAAAAGGAACTCCTCGATCTGGTGCAGCTCACCGGCGATAACCTTCGCGAAATGCGCCACGTAGCCGATGAACTCCCGTCCCTTGTCTTTCGTGTCGCCGATGTAGAACACGTTGCTGCCGCCGGCTGTCCGGCTGGCGGCGGCGATCAGGGTATCGTCCAGGGCCTCGGCGAAGGTGATCCCCGTCCTGCGGCCTTTCTCGGCAAGCTTCAGATCGCTCTTGTCCTCGAGCCATTCCTTCTGGTGGAGCATCAGGATGCCATCGGCGAAGGGGTCGAGATCCTCGGGGATGTCCGCGCCGCGTGTCAGCTGGTCGGGCAGGGCGGCCGGATCCCGCGCGAGGACCGGCGCACCGGCCACCCGTTCCGGATCGCTCCCGGTCATTCCCGCAGACCGAGGAATTCGCGCCGCAGCTCCGCGATGCGATCCGAACCCATGCCGGTCTCGGTCGCGACCTTCTCGAGGGCGCCATCAACCTGGTTGGCGAAGGCAGCAAGCTGGGCACGCTTGCGTTCGATCGGCACGCGTTGCGCGTTCACGGCGGATTGCAGCGCGCGCGCCAACTCCATCGCGTCCTTGGGCGACATGTCGGCGCCACCGTTGAGCAGCTCGAAGATCAGCGTCTTGATCGTTTCGGCGGCCATGATGGTCACGTCGTCAGTCTGGTCAGGGTCCAACCGTTCGGTCAGCGCGGCCGTCATCTGCCGCACTTCCTCATGCCGCCGACTGATCCGAGCGATGTTGATCGAATGCCGGTTGAAGGCTGACATGGAGATCGGCCCGAGGCCCAGCACCGCCAGGCGTTCGTTGAATTCGGCATGGATGTCCTTCTGCAGGCGGTCCCGGTCCTTCAGTTCCTGGAAAGCCCAGGCAACGACCGGGTCCGCTGCCTCTGGCAGAAGATCGATCGACGAGAGACGTCCGCGTCCTTGGCGTGCCATCCGGTCACCTCGGCAGAGAGGGTTGTTTGATCCCGACGATCATGCCGTCGCGGTCAAGATGTTCCTGGCCGCGTTCGGTCAGATGGGCGATGATCGCGGTGCCGGCCTTTCGCAGACGCACCGCGCCCGCCTGTCTTTCCAGCCAGTCCAGCTGCGTATGAAGGTATTCGCGGCTGCGCCGCACCGCGAACTCCTTCAGGACCACCATGATCAGGCTGTCGCTCATGGCCTTCGCCGGCTCATCGGCCAGGGCTTTCAGGATCACCAGCCGCACCTCCGCGTCGAAATGATCGCTGTACCCCTCGAACACGTTCCCGCTCATCCGCCTTTCCCCTTCATTGAGATCAGAAAGTCCTCGATCCGGCCCACGGCCCGGCTGGTGCTTTCGGTGTTTCGGTCGATCGCCATGACCCGCTGGTCGAGGCGCGCCACGGTCAGCTCCATCTCGTGGAACTCTTCTCGCGTGGGCAGATGCTCTATGTCGCTTTCGACGCGTGCCAGGCGCTTGTCGAAGGTGTCCATGCGCTCCGCCACGCTCTCGAACTTCGAACCCGTTGCCCCACCGGTTTCCTCGCTCTTGCCGCTCGAATTGAAACGCAGGTAGAGGCCGAGCGCGATTAGAGCTGCGGCGGCAAACAACCCCCACAGATCCTCGCGGGCGAAGGCCCCTTTCAGGAATTCCGCGATGAGTTCCATCCGAGATAGACCCCCGACGCCATACAGATCAGTGACAACAGCTGGTAATTGGCGGTTGCCGTCGTCGATACGCCCGCCGACATGAAGCTCAACGCAATCACCAGCCAGACGCCCGCTGCGCAACACATGGCGAGGAAGCGCATGGTCTGCCCATGTCTCAACCGAAGCAGGACCGGGACGAGCTGCGCGCCCGCGATCAGCGCCACGAGCGCCGCCCAGTTAAGTGCTCCGAGGTGGCTGAACCCGGAATAGCTGTCGCGCAGCAGCAGTTCCGGTTGGCGGGCGAGCAGCTGCGCCCAGGAGAGCAGGTTGAGCGCCGAGAAGAGCTCGATCAGCCGGACCGGATCAGCGAACAGGAACCCGCGGGTCCGCCTGACGAGGGGGGTAAGCATCGATCAGCGGATTTTCTTCGACGCGCGCACCCGGCCGACGATCGCCACGATACCACCGACGCCGGCCGCGACACTGGACAGCAACACTGGCAACGCCTGTGCGTCAGCGGGCGAGATCGTGTAGCCGAGCAGGCCGAGGCCCGAACCGACAACGGCGGTAACCCCGCCCCAGACGGCGCGTGACGCAAAGGGAGATTTGGTATCGGTCAACATGGTGCTTTCCTTTCCTGTGTTGAGAGCTCAGGCGTGGACGATGGGCGCGGTGTAGCGCGCAACAACCCAGCCTTCCTGTTCGCCGTAGCGCACCTTGATCCAACTGCGGTCAGCAAAGATACCGGCACGGATCACGGGCACGATCACGCCATCGGGGATCGCGGTGATGACGTTCGGATTGAACGACGGCCAACGCCGCATATTGAGTGTGTCGCCGTTGACGTCGATCTCGACGAACTCCCCCGCATCCTCCATGGGATCCGAGGCGTCATCGGCTTTTGCGCCCTGGACGTCATCCCGGCCGAGCACCCGTGCCTTGATGCTGTCGAGGGGAAACAGGGGGTTCGTGTCCACCTTGCGACCAGGCGAGACATACCAGTGGGTGACGATGTCCTCGAGTGTCGGAATGTAGGCGAAGAGTGCGACGAGCAACTCCTCGACCGCATCGATCTGCTCCTCGGTGTAATCCATCCACCAGCCGGTGCCGTGCTCTTTCGACTGCGCGAACCAGATATCATGCTCCACGATATCGAAGGTCTGCTTGTACCAGGCGCGCGCCTTCCCTTGACCCGCATCGGTCATGCGGCCGGGGTTCACGATCTCGATCCCGATGGAGAAATTGTTGCACCCACGGCGGCCGTGATATTCGGACGTTCCGGCATGGCCGGCCCGGCGGTTCGTGGGGACCTGCTGGGTCACGGTGCCGTCGCGCTCGACAACGAAATGCACGGAAACGCCGCTGGGTGCGCTGAGCAGGTAATTGGCCGAGTTGAATTTGGTCAGGCGACCTGCGGTATCATGGAGCACCACGATGGTCGGAGTGATCTTGCCGCCGATGTTCTGAGCGCGGCTGAAGCCGATATCCTGGGCGATGTGATTGCGGAATTTCATTACATGCTCCATCTCCCTCACGGCTTCTGCCAGCCGCTGCGGTTATTCGGCGCGCTGCGCCAGTGCCATGGTCAACCAGATAGCACCCGCGAAATCACGCGCTCACGGTGAAGGAGTTCAGGGGTTAGCTTCGATTGAAGAGGGGGAGGGAGTTGACGGACCTGTCGGTGTCGATGTCCAGGTCGCCACGCAGCTCGGCGCGGAGTTGGCGGACGCGCCGGACCGTCACCCCGAATTCCGCCGCGATATCGTTTGCCGATCTCGCAGGATCGGTCAAGCCCGCATCCAGTACGGTGGCCCGCAGGCGCGACGCCCTCTCTTCGGCGTCGGAGCCACGCTGGGACGGGAAGTGAACCTCCTCACCGCCGCAACGTCCCGCGAGCCAAATGCAGATGTCCAGGCCGAGTTCGCTCGCCAGTTTCGACAATTCGACGTGTTCCGCCTTGGGGATGTAGCGGCGCTGGCCGCCGGCGTTCGCCAGCACGCGCAGGCGCGCCGCAAGACCGAGATCCCGTTCCAGTTCGTCCAGGAGGCCGGCATGCCAGGTCATTTGCGCCGTGCCTTCCACCGCCGAGCACGGTTCGACATTTCGCCGTTGCATCCGTGGACTGTCACCACGCGTCCTTCCGCGAACACGTAGCGGACGCCGTCGTGCACTTGGGCTTTTGCGCCGACGCCGCGCCCCTCCCGGGTCATCAGCTCGATCCGGCGGCGCAAGGCGTTAACATCGACGCCGTAGACACGCTCGAGATACCGCAGAACGGCGTGATCCGTCACGATATCCCGATCGCGGCTCATCAGCGGCCCCGCCAGTCGAAGTCGATGCCGGTACGCTTGCCCCAGGCGCGCAGCGCGGCGATGACAGCCTCGATCTGCCCGGGATCGCGCAGCATATCGACGTCGGCCGGGACCGATGCCCATGCATCGCCGAAGCGCGTGCGGATGAAGGCGTTGAGGCCCGCGCGGCCCGGCCGCTCCAACTCGCCCGCCTCGCCGAGCTTGCGCCAGAGTACGTGAATGAGGCGCAAGTCCGCGCGAGGGGCGGAGGGACGGCGCTTGCCGCTTTGCGGCTTGAAACCGCTCGCCTTCAGCCGATCGAGGACGGCGCGCAGATCGGTTTCGGTCATGTCGCGCATGGAGGCCTTGCCACAGACAGCGAGCTGGAGGTCGCGTCGCGCATCGCTGTCGATGGCCAGCTGACGACAGGCCACGTGGATCTGTTGTTGGAGAGCCCGCGTCATGCCGTGTACCTGCGGAAGAACATCGGTTTGATGGGCTTTCGACGCGATTTGAAAGGCCATCGTGCGACTACCTCGCGGGCATGGTCGGTGCGATGGCTGAAGGCAGTACGCAGGCAATCGAGTGCGGCCTCGTGGATCAGATCAAGCGGTTTGGCCAGCCCGCACTGAACAGACGTGTGGTCACGGCCGCCGAAGGATCGACCTATTTGCAAAAGCGAGGTTTCGGTGAACTCAGCGCAAAGACGGTAGGCAACGGCGCGCCGGCTTGTGTCTACCCGCCCTCGGCCCGGTCCGGTCAATACATCGACCGAGATCCCGAAATGATCGGCGACGGCAACAGTGATTTCTTCGACCGTGAGGGCGGTCGGGACAGGGGCGGCGCACGGTTTGTCGAGACGGTCGATACCCATCAGATATCCCCCGCCAAGATGTAGAGACAGGCCGCAGCACCTGCGCTCAACAACGCACCGTAGCAACCGATCTGCGCATATTCTCGATTTCCATCTCTGATCGCTCCCCCGGCACCCACGGCAAGCCAGAGGGAGAAGAGCTGGGCGATCACGGCGAGGCTGTATGCGAGGATGCTCATTCTTCGTCCCTCCGACGGTTCCTGACGGCGTGCTCGAGCTTTGCGGTTGCGAGGATCGTCGGCTTCAGCTCGGCGGATGCGACATCGTACCCACGCCCGAAGCGGCCGTTCAGCCGAGGAAGCATGGCTCTGGGAATAGCCTCCCAGTTGGAAGGATCGGTGTTGGTCTTGTCGCCGTCGAGGCACTTGAGGCACATGCCCTCTGGCACCGGTCCGTTCACCTTCTCCCAAAGCCAGCGGTGCTTCTGGACGGGCCGGGTCGCTGCGCCGGTCCACGGGTTCGGCTCGTCCACGATCATAATGACGTAGCCGTCCTTTGCGTCGATCCGCTCGTGCCCCGCCCCCCGGAACGTGTGGGGACGGGCCCCTTTCTTGAACTGGGTTTTCGCGCTGTTCGGGTTGAAGGGCATCTTCCGGCCCTTGTTGGGGGGAACCTGACCAGGCACGAACTGCCCGGTTCGTCCCGTCAGCCAGCCCTTGCGCTTGCAAAGCGCGGTCAGGTTCGCCTGGCTGACATCGCTCCGGCCGGACCACTTCACGAACGCCGCATGCAGATCGCGGCGCGGCAGTTGGTGCAGCGCCTCGATGAACACCAGCTCGGCTTCGCTGTATGTGATCCGCCGGCCCTTCATTCCTGCGGACCGGAAATCTGGGGAAGGTGCTTCAGCACCTTGTCACCGTGTTCGGCGTAGAGCTTCGCGGCCTTCAGGGCCAGCTCGCCGTTCGCCGTGATCTTGTCCGCAAGCGACACCATTGCATCGGCGCGTTTCACCTCCTTCTCGATCTGCTCGAGGTCCATGTCTTCCTCGGACAGCCGTTCGAGTTGAGCAAAGAGGTGGTTGTTGAGGTCGGTCAGCCGGTTCTTCATGGGTCAAGCCTTCGCCAGGTCGATGGTGATCGGCTGCCACGGCGCATCGTGCTTATCGCGACAGTAGGCGCGGTGATAGGTCTTCGAGCCCACGACCCGCATGGCGTCGCGGATCGCGTCCTGGCCCCGCTTCCACCGCGGATCGTCGCTTTCACGGCGCAGGAGGACAAAGATCAGCGCCTTGTTCACCGTCCCTTCCTTGTCGGTGTTGAAGGCGTCCGTCACGAGGCCGCGCAGTTCCGCCCGCGCATCGGCCGACCACTCGTTGAGGCACTCGTCGAAGATCGCCTTTGCCGTCTGCAGTTCCGGACCGAACACGATCCGGTCCGCCACAGAGACGGTCACCTTGTAGAGGCCATCCACCGTCATCAGGGTGGCATTGCCTTTCTTGCCTCCGAGCTTGGCATCGTACTCCTGGGCGAGAATGGCCTCGAACGCGCCGATGTCATCGAACGTGTGTTCCTTGAACCGGGCTACCTGGCCGGATAGCGCCTTTGCGTACCCGACGATCTTGCGCACGGTTTCGTCCTCAAGCAGGTGCTGCGCCTTGATCGTCTCGATCGGCTGCCAGCCGCCCTTGCCGTCGCCCATGTAGGTACGACCTTCGATATCCTTGCGGCCATCCGGGATCGGTGCGGGGGTGAAGTTGGTCATGTTTCAGGTCCTTTCGGTTTCAACAAAACGGGGTTGACGGGACGGGTCCGTCGGCCGCCCCGGCAAGAGACCACTGACAGCGATCAGCAGCGCCATGGCCTCGATCTCGTCCATCGTGCAAAGCGTCGTGCCGCGCGGGCCCATCAGGTCCACCTTGGCGACACCGCTGCCCGCAAGGCGCAGCAGCTCCTCGGGTTTGAAGCGAGCGTCTTCAGTCATGGCGCACCACCGTTCCCAGGAGAGCTTTCTCAAGCAGGCGCTGCCCGTATTCAGACGTCGTCATGCCATGCTCGGCCGCGCCCTGTTCCAGCAGGCTGTGCAGCCGCATCGGGATCAGGATGTTGCGGGGCGTGACCGGGGATACCGCGTCGGTCGAGTTGCTAGTCTCACGTGTCCTGGCAAAGGTTTCGATTTTCTCGCCATGCGCGCGGGCCTTGCGGATGGCCTCGTAGACGCCGTTTGGATGAATACCGAGTTGCTGGGCAATCTGCACCGGGCGCACCCGTGCCTTCGCCAGTTTCACGATGGACGCGTAATGTTTGCTCATGTGTCGGGCTCCCCGTTGTATCGTGGGCACTTGCGGCAGGCCCGGAACATGCGGACCGTCATCGGTGCTGAGGACCGCAGTTCGCCGGCGTCATCCTGCCAGGTGAGGCAGTCCTCGCTGCTGATCGGGCCGAGCGCGGGGCACTGGACAGTGCCCGGTGCATAGATGGCCCTCACGCGTCTTTCGATGTTGCCGAGGCTGCCCTTGTACTCGTTGCGCAGGACCTGGCTGATCACGGTTGCGGAAAACTTCAGCCGCCGTGCCACCTTGTTCTGGGATGACCCGTCCGCGTCGCAGGCATTGACCAAGGCCTCGACCCAGTCGGGCAGGACACCCCAGCACTCTTGCGCCATATCCATTCTCGGGCTCATAGGAACTCTCCCGCGACATGGACGACGCGCTCTTCGTTGCCGTCGATCAGGACTGTTTTTCGTTGCCGTTTCGGGGGCAGGGGACCGGTATCGCGCACCAACCGGTAGCGGGCCGCGCGAACACCGGGGCGGGCCTTCTGGATCACCGACAGGTATCCGGCTTCCCGAAGAAGGGAGACATAGCTGCGGATCGCGTCTTCGTTCGGCAAGCCGTCACCTACGCCGATGGCCAGGGCGATCTCGTCGGGCGTGAACATCTTCAGGGTGCGCATCGCGGCCCAGATCGCCCCGTCACCGGTCTGACGGCGGCGCGAGACGAAGGCCTGCGCCTGCGTCGGGTCGAGCACCGTGAAGTAGGGCGTCGGGCCCTGCCGTCCGGCATCGCGCAGGATGCCTTCGCGGCGGAGCTTGCGGGTGAAGTTCTGCCGGGCCCATTCAGACACGCCGCATGCCGCATCCACCTCCGCATTGGTAAAGCGGGCCCGGGACAGCATGAAGGTCCACATGGCCTTCTCACGGTCGTTTGAGGGGGTATAAACAGGCAAGCTCACAGCAGACCCTCCCGGGGTGCGGGAGCCTCGCCGCGCAGAAACGGCGCGTCTCCCCATTGGTCCAGCGTCATGGCGTCGGCGCCCTGCAGCCGGCTCTGCTCCTTGACGTAGGCAAGATCGACACTGATCCGCCGGACCGACCCCTTGTTGACCTGGACGATCCGCTCGATCAGTGCGTCGTCGAGTTCGATATCCGGCGCGTAGAACTCCGCCAGCATCCGGGCATCCCGAAAATCTGCCGGCTCGGCCGCCGTCCAGGCCAGCATCCGGCCGTCGACCAATTCCCACCGGCGCAGCTTCTGCGGCAGCAATTCCATCCCGATCAGGATCACCGGCATGCTCGAGCCGTCATGCATGTCCCGGATGATCTCGATCATCCCGCGATCGACCGCGTAGTCGGCCTCGTCGATCAGCAGGGTCCGGCCCGCAATGGCCAGCCCTTCGTTCACCTGGTCCATCATTTCGGCCATGGTGGGCCGGCGGACGATCGACAGCTCCCGCAGGATGGCGGTGAGGAGGGTCTTCTTGGTCCACATCTTCTGGACCGTGATGTGAATCGCGTCGAGATTGGCGGCGGCATAGGCGCCCGCAAAGGTCTTGCCGAGGCCCGTGGGACCGTAAAATGCCGCCATGCCGGGCAGGCCGAAGGCGCGGCCTTCGACCCGCTTGATGAGCGTTGCCAGCGCCGCGACGTTGCGCAGCGGTTTGATACTGTTGCCGGTGTTCTTTCGATGTGTCATCTTCTCTCCACTCTGCTCAATCGCCGTCGCATGGTCGCACCCGTGCGGCGGCAACTCTTTTTGGGGGTCAGCCGACCCCGTCCTTGCCATGCAGCTCGAACATCAGGGCGAGGCCCTGGTACTCGGCGGTCTCCACGTACTCCTTCACCCAGCGCGCCTCGGCGGCACCGATAGCCTGGCCTCGATCTGACCGATCGAGCAGGTCCCGGGCGCGCCAGAAGCGATCCGACGGCCCCTCGCCGGACGTCGTCGGTGCGGGCTGTTTGCCGGGGAACTGCATGATCAGCGCATCGCGCGCCGCGTCGATCTCGGGCGCTTCCGCCGGGGTGTAGGTTGCCCGCCGATGTGCCGGGCGATCGGTGGCCTGCCGGAATTCCGGCGCCACCACCTTGCTCGTCAGGGCATCGCCGGGGGCCGGAGCGGCCGATGCGCTCAGCCGGTCCGCCAGCTCGGAGGGGGAAAGGGGGGCGACCGCCTTCGCGAGTTCGCGCTCCGCGCGCTGGATGCGCGCCTTGCGTTTCGCGGTGCGGCGTGCGTCCAGGAGGCTGAAGAACCCGACCTTCTGACGACACTCCGCAAAGCCGAGATAGGCACCGTCCGGCGCATAGATCGACATGCCCTCGTGCAGCGCATCCGGATCGAACCGGGCAACCACCTTCATGCCGGGATGTTGGGACATCCAGTCGGAGTGATAGTAGTTACCGAACAGCCGAAGCTGGCCGTTGAGCGCGTTCAGCTTGCCGACCTGCTGCGCCATCATCCAGAGCCGCCGCTGCTCCTCGGTGGCCTTGCGGATGGGCGCGTCGGCGTAGCTTTCAGCGAAGGTCCGGTCGAACGACCGGCCCGCCGCATTGTCCGTCAGCCGACCCTCGCGGGCGTTGTGCTCGGCAATCCCCTCGTCGAGGACGGAGAGGAAGGTCTCGAGCGGTATGGCGCGGGACCGGTAGTTCTCGGGCTTGGCCTGGGGGTTCTTCCCGACATAGGCACCGTGGAACCTCACGTCCTTCGCGATGTCGTTGGCCAGATCGCCGAAGCCCCGCTCGATGGGCTTCGATTGCCCGCTTGCCGGCCGCGCCCAGGTGACCCCAACATCCATCAGCGCCAAGACGCCCAATGGGTCATCGTCCCGCACCTTGAACCGGAAACGGGTCGGCGTGCCGCCCGTCAGCCACTTGTTCGCAAACTCGCGTCCGTTGTCGAACAGGCAGCGGCGCGGGATGCCCCAGGTCTCGACCAACTCGCCGAAGGCCGCCATCACCATGACCTTGTTCGGATCGTGGTCGACCCGCCAGGACAGTATCTTGTTGGAATAGAGGTCCTGGAAGGCCACGATCTGGGGACGGTCGATCTTGCCATCCGGCCACTCGACGAAGACGTCGATCTTGTGGCAGTCGGCGTTGACCGCTTCCAGTGCGACGAGACCGGAGCGGTCCCTGATCTGGGCGGGAAAGCACTTCTCGAGCCCCGCAATCCCCTCCCGCGCGAACACCCGCGTGACATGCGGCACCTCGCGCTCGATCCGGCGGTAGGCGGTCCGCTCCTTCAACACCGCCCAGCCCTGCCGCTTGGCCTCCTTGAGGGCCACGCGGTGGCATTGGCGAAAGGTCTGGGCCGCGATGCGCAGATAGAGGCTCTTGAGAAACTCCATGAAGGGCTCGACCGAGCTGTCGGTGGGGGCCTCGCGCTTGGCCATGCGGTGCCGGGGCGCCAGATAGGCAAGCCGGTCATCGACCCGAACACCTTCGATCATCTCGAGCCAGTTGTAGATGGTGCGCGCGCCGTTGCCACAAAGCTGGGCCGCCTGTTCTACGGCCGCAACCTGTGTCAGTCCGACACTCACAAGTCGCTCGACGGTCTGCACCGTCCGGAGACGGTCGGCTGCCTTGTCCTTCACGTGCTGGGGCAGCCTGTCGAAGGCGGCCCAGGCTGCGCCCCGGTCGGGTTTTGCCTTGACCTTGTCGACGTCCTGCATCAGCAGCGCGAGCTGTGCTGCCCGCGGCAACAGGCTCCAGTGATATTGCCAACCACCGCCCCGGCCGCGCTTGATCCGCGCGCCACCTGGAATGTCACGCCACCCCATCTGGTAGGCGCGGAGATTGATCGCACGGGCGGTGCCGGGCAATTCGGGCAGGCGTGCCGCGACAAGCTCGTCGGCAGTCCACCAGATCTGTTCAGGTTCGGCGCGCGGCATCAGCTCCTCCGGCTCTCGAAGGAAACGATCTCGCCGCCGGGGGCGTCGAGTTGATCCAGCAGTTCCCGCAAGGGCACGGCATGGTCGCGCACGAACTGGCGGCGTGCCGCCTTCGATGCCCGCGCCCAGGTTTCAGCCAGCTTGCCGCTGTCCTGATCCGCCTTGGTCTTGACCGCAGCGCCGGGCTGCACCCCCTGCGCGCGCAGCGCGGCGCGGGCATTCTTCGCCGTGCCCTGCGACAGGGCCTCGCAGATCGCGCGGCGGTCTCCGGCGTCGCCAAGCTTTCCGAGAAATTCGAGGTCGTTCAGTTGCACCCGGCGCTCCGCACGGCGCAGCATGGCGATCTCATCGGGCGCGAGGTCCGTTGCGGCCTTGATCAGGCGGCGAATGGACCGCTCGTTCTTGCCCAGAACGTCTGCTGCGTTGGCGGCGAAACTCCAGATGGACATTTTGTCCGTCTGGACGCCGTTGATAGCGTTCAGGCCCTTTGCACCGTTTCTGGTCTCGGGATGCTCTTCCTCGTACAGCCGCTTCTGCGCGGCCAGGAAAAGCCCCATGTCGAGGGGGTTCAGGGGCGCGCCGGCAAGGTTGCCCTCGACCTCGATCTTCATAGCCTGGTGGTTGCTGCAGGTGAAGACGCTGACAGGGACCTCGCTCAGGCCCAGCTTGCGCGCGGCTGTCAGCCGGTGCATCCCGTCCAGCAGGCGGTAGCCGCCCTTGATCTTCTGGACCTGCAATGGGTGCAGCAGGCCCAACTCGCGGATCGAACAGACCAGCGTGTCGACCGCCGCTGCGGAAACGCCCCGCAGCCGTTCCTCGACCTGGATCGCGTCAGGGGGCAGGTGGGTGATCTTCTGTTTTGTCGGGGTAGTCATGCTGCGCCCCCCGCAAGGACGCTGAGATTGGCTGTCATCAGGTCTTCGTCTCCGGTGATTTGGTCAGTGTGTAGTAGAACCGCCGCTGGCCATCCTTGACCTCCTGGCGGCAGGTGATTTCCGCGCCGTTGGCGCGCAATTCGGCGATCGTGGAATTGACCGCGCAGATGTCGGCCTGCTCGGCGAGGTCACGGGTGCTGAGTTCGCCCTTGGCATGCTGCAAGGCGCGAAGGGCGCGGCGCAAGCGGGGGCTGGTACTGAGCTTCCCGTGGTGCATCAGGGACGCCCCGCGGTCTCGAATTCGAGGATCTCCGCGCAGCGCTCGAACAGCCCGTCGTCGAAGGCGATCAGTGCGGTTGCCGCGAGGACATCCCGTGCCGCCTCGACCTTCAGTTTGAGGAGATCTGTGTGGTCGCTGTCTGCTTCTGCTGAGACCGTGGTGCCTTCGCGCGCCACGAACGCGCGGAAGTCGATCAGCTCGTCGTGCACCTTCTTGTAGTTTCTCAAGGCCGCCTCAAAGCTGCGCAGCTTCTCGGCCGGGCTCAGATCAGGCGAAGATCCTGGGTTCAGCCAGTCGGGAAGGGTCATTGCATCAGGCTCCCCGCAAACAGCCCTGCGAAGAGCAGGACAAACAGGGCGGCGGCGCCAAGGGCATCGCCGAGAATTGTGACCGCGCGGCGCAGCCCGGAGGAACTGTGGGTCGCCGCGCGGTCCTCTCCGTCGTCAGGACAGCCAGACCGACGACGGAGAACCGAAATGGAGGTTTTCATGACAGGAAAACGAGCTGACGGGTTCGACGATCTCGTCGATCCCAAACCGATGGTCAGGTGACGGCTCATGAGGCACTCCTTACATTGCGGTTGGGAGAAGGGCGGGGGATGTCATCGGGCCATTCGAGGTCAGCGGGCCAGTTGTCGCTGAACCATTGAACGATCCGGTTTGCCCTCCCGATGGTCACATCTGAGGTCAGCTTCAGGTTTCGAAAGAACTTGCCGTCGTTAGCCGCATAACTCGAAACAGTTGATAGCTTTAGCTTGGTCTGCTCCACGTAGGCGTCTGCAAGCCTGATGATTGTATCTTTCTGCATTGATCGGCCTCGGTGTTGTTACCGATACTATAAGGGGTATTATTACCGATAGTCAAGCATGCCGATTTTCGGTAATTATACCGAATCATGACGCATCGCCGAATTGACTTCTCCGCCATTGTGACCAGTCGCCTTGCAGAGCTGGAACAGAATGCGTATGCCATTGAAAATAAATACGGTCTTCCTGCCGACGCCATTCGGAACGTCAGCAGAGGCGACAAGAACGCCGGGCCACGCCTCAAACGTGTCGAAGAGATTTGTGATGCGTTGGGCCTCGAAATTTACATTGGCCCGCCTAGACCTGACCTCGCAGAGGCCCAGAAGGTGGGGGCGGATTTTGCGCGAATTCCGAGATACGATGCGCGACTAGCGGCCGGACCAGGAGCGCTGAATAGCGAGGAACTTCCCAGTTCGTCACTCGCTTTCCGCACGGACTGGCTTGCGCGGATAGGTGTGAACCCGCGGCACTGCTGTATCGTAGGTGTTACCGGCGACAGCATGGAGCCGACGCTGTACGACGGCGATCTCGTCATGATCGACCGCAAGGTGCAGAGCTGGCGCACGAACCGTCTCTTCGCCTTCGTCAACGCCGACGGCGACGCCCAGGTCAAACGCGTCCGCGTCCTGGATACCGCCATCGTGCTTCAGTCAGATAACCGGGACGTTGATCCGGTGGTGGTGTCAGGCCGCGACGCGGATCAATTGACAATCATCGGCCAGGTTGTCTGGGCCGGTCATGACTTTGAGCGGTAA